AAGTCGAAGGCCAACAGCCTGAAGACCGCTCCCGAACCTCTTTTCGCAAAGTGTCAAAACGGGAGGGGGGGGCTATGAGCAGGCCCAAGAAACCCACCGCCCTGAAGCTGGTGGCCGGCACCGACCGCGCAGACCGCCGCAACGGTGGCGAGCCCGAGCCGATGCTGCTGAACGACCTGGCGCCGCCTGCGCACCTGTCGCCCAAGTCGGCCGCGGTGTGGGAAGAACTGGCCGGCATGTTGCGACGCAACCAGGTGCTGACCGAAATGGACGTGGTGGCGTTCGAGATGCTGTGCGACGCCGTGGCCGACTACCGCCACACCCGGGCAGAGCGCGGCGACAAGTTCGTCGCGCACAGCCACAAGGGTTCGCAGATGCTGGACCAGATGCTGGTGGCGCAGCAGGCCTGCGGCAAGCGGGCCGAGGTGCTGATGGGCCGGTTCGGCATGGACCCGGCCAGCCGCAGCAAGGTGATGGTGAACCCGCAGGGCGACCTGTTCGGCGCGCCCGACAAAAAGCCGGCCGGTGCCGGCCGCTTCTTCCCGCAATGACGACCGCCGAAGTCACCGCCGCCAAGCCCAAGCCCGCCCGCAAGCGCGCGCCGCGCAAGCCGGTGCCGGTGTGCCGGGCCACGCAGTACGCCAACGACGTGCTGGGCGGCAGCATCATCGCCGGCCCGCATGTGCGCGACGCCTGCGCGCGCCACCTGCGCGACCTCGCCGACGGTGCCAGCCGCGGCCTGCGCTTCAGCCTGCTGCACGCCACCGAGGCCATTGCCTTCTTCGAGGAAGTGCTCTGCCTGAACGGCGGCGACTTTGAGGGCCAGCCCTTCAAGCTGCAGCCCTGGCAGGCGTTCATCGTGGGCAGCCTGTACGGCTGGCAGCGCCACGACGACAAGCTGCAAGCCTGGGTGCGCCGCTTCCGCGTGGCCTACGTGGAAACCGCCAAGGGCAGCGGCAAAAGCCCGCTGGCCGCCGGCGTGGGCATGAAGGGCTTGGCCGCTGACGGTGAGGCCCGCGCTGAAATCTACGCCGCGGCCACCAAGAAAGACCAGGCCATGGTGTTGTTCCGCGACGCCGTGGCCATGTACCAGCAGAGCCCCGAACTGCTGAAGCGCCTGACGCCCAGCGGCGCCGGTGAGAACGTGTGGAACCTGGGCTACCGCGCCACGGGCAGCTGGTTCCGCCCCATCAGCGCCGACGACGGCCAGAGCGGCCCGCGCCCGCATGTGGCGCTGATTGACGAGGTGCACGAACACAAAACCGCCCAGGTGGTGGAGCTGATGCGCGCCGGCACCAAGAGCCGCCGGCAGGCGCTCATCTTCATGATTACCAACAGCGGCGCCGGCAAGAACAGCCCCTGCGGTATCTACCACGACTACGCCACCGAAGTGGCCGCCGGCAAGCGCGTGGACGACGCATTTTTCAGCTACGTCTGCGGCCTGGACGAAGGCGAAGACCCTCTGACCGACGAAGCCTGCTGGGCCAAGGCCAACCCCAGCCTGCAGTTTGCCAACCTGCCGGGCCTGCAGTACCTGCGCGAACAGGTGACCGAAGCCCGCGGCATGCCGGCAAAGGAAGCCATCGTGCGCCGGCTGAACTTCTGCCAGTGGACGGCGGCCATTGCGCCGTGGCTGAGCGCCGCGGTGTGGGAGCCCTGCCAGGCCGAATTCAGCGTGGAAAGCCTGCGCGGCCGGCGCGCCTTCGCGGGCCTGGACCTGTCCAGCACCACCGACCTGACCGCCTTTGTGCTGCTGGTGGAGCCCGAGGCCCCCGGCCAGCCCTGGAGCGTTCTGCCCTGGTGCTGGCTGCCGGAGGAAGGCCTGCAAGACCGCATCCAGCGCGACCGCGTGGACTACGCCACCTGGCACAAGCACGGCCACCTGGAGCTGACGCCCGGCCGCGCCATCAGCAAGCGGCATGTGCTGCAGCGCGTCGCGCAAATCTGCGCGCAGTTCGACGTGCAGAGCATCGCCGCCGACCGTTGGCGCCTGGCCGACTTCGTACAGATCGCGTCCGACGAAGGCATCAGCCTGCCGGCCATGCTGGAGTTCGGCCAGGGCTTCAAGGACATGAGCCCGGCGCTGGACACGTTTGAAACCGCCATCCTCAACCGCACGCTGCGGCACAACGGCCACCCGGTGCTGACCTGGTGCGTGGCCAACGCCGTGACGGACAGCGACCCCGCGGGCAACCGCAAGCTGAACAAGATCAAGGCCACCGGCCGCATCGACTTGGCCGTGGCTGCGGTGATGGCTTACGCCAGTGCGGCGTCGGCGCCGGCTGAGCCGGACATCAGCGCGTTCCTGGAATCGCCCATCGTCGGCTGAACATGCCCATGCTGCAAACCCTGAAAAGCTGGTTCGGGCGCTTCGGCGCGCTGGGCGAACGCCGCGGCGAACAGGCCGCTACCCCCAGCAGTGCGCTGGTCAGCGACACCGCCATGGTGGGCCCCGATGGCGCGCTGCAGATCAGCACCGTCTGGGCCTGCATCGACCGCCGCGCCACCATCGTGGCCAGCCTGCCGCTGTTCGTGTACGAGCAACTGGCGGGCGGCCAGAAAGACCTGGCCCGCACCACGCGCCTGTACGCACTGCTGCACGACAGCCCCAACGCCCGCATGACGCCCATGGAGTTCTGGCGCGCCATGATGATGAACCACGACCTGCGCGGCAACGCCTACGCCCGCGTGGACCGTGATGAACGCACCGGCGAGGCCTTGGCGCTGTGGCCCATGCCCGCCGACCAGGTGCGGCCGTTCGTTCTGGCCGATGGTTCCCTGGTGTACGAATACCGCATCGACAGCGACGTGGTGGTGCTGGCCAGCGACAACGTGCTGCACCTGAAAGGCTTGGGCAACGGCACCGTTGGTCTGAGCAAGCTGGAATTTATGCGCGCCACCACGCACGAAGCCGCCAAGGCCCAAGAAGCCGCCACGCGCCTGTTCGGCAACGGCGGCAAGCCCACCGGCGTGCTGATGGTGGACACCGTGCTGAAGCCCGAACAGCGCAAGGCCATCGGCGAGCGTTTTGCCGAAATGCAGGCCGGCAGCCTGTCGCGCCTGTACGTGCTGGAAGCCAACATGAAGTACCAGCAGTTGAGCCTGTCGCCGGAAGACCAGCAGCTGCTGGAAACGCGGCACTTCAGCGTGGAGGAAATCTGCCGTTGGTTCGATGTGCCGCCCGTGCTGGTGCACCACGCCAACGTCACCACCTGGGGCACCGGGGTAGAGCAGATCATCAGCGGCTTCCACAAGTTCACCGTGCGGCCCATGCTGGTCAGCATCGAACAGGCGCTGCGCAAGCGCGTGCTGACGCCGGCCCAGCGTGCCCGCCTGTCGGTGGAATTCAGCTTCGAGGCCCTGCTGCGCGGCGACCCCAAGAGCCGCGCCGAGTTCTACGCCGTGGGCCTGCAAAACGGCTACATCACCCGCAACGAGGTGCGGCAACTGGAGAACCTGCCGCCCGTGGCCGGTGCCGGTGCCAACGCCCTGACCGCGCAATCCAACCTGGTGCCACTGGACCTGTTGGGCCGCACCACCACCAACAACATGGGGACCAGCAATGCTCCTGCACAAAACCCTGTCGCTCAGTGACGTGCGCCTGACCAAGGCCAGCGGCACCACCGGCCGCTTCAGCGGCTACGCCAGCGTGTTCGGCGGCGTGGACAGCTACGGCGACACCATCATCAAGGGCGCCTTCGAAAGCACGCTGCGCACGCACGGCAAGCCGAAGATGTTCTTCGACCATGTGTGGGACTTGCCCGTGGCCCGCATCGACGTGGCCAAGGAAGACGACCACGGCCTGTACATCGAATGGGAGATGACGCCCGGCCTGAGCAAGGCGGCCGACATCCAGGCCGCGCTGGACCACGGCACGCTGGACGGCCTGAGCATCGGCGGCTTCATCAAAAAAGGCGACTACGAAGAAACCGAAGGCGGCCGTGTTATCCGCAAGTGGACGAAGCTGCTGGAGGTGTCCGTGGTGGCCTTCCCCGCCGACGCCGCCGCTCGCGTGGAAATGACGAAGGGCGCCGACATCCTGGAGGCCATCCAAGAGGCCGCCACCGTCCGAGAACTCGAGCAACTGCTGCGGGATGCAGCCGGGCTCTCCAAAGGGGCCGCCGAAGCGTTGGTGGCCCGCATCAAGTCTGTGGCCTTCGCGGGGGAACCGCGCACCGCCGCCGACCCGATGTTGACGCTGCTGGCCGACCGCCTCCACGCACTGGCCCAGCGGTAAGCGCTGCACCCCGCCAAACCAGCCGCCTTCGGGCGGCTTTTTTCATTCTGCAAAGGAAACCTGCCATGAGCATGGAACAAGTGATGAAGGGCCTGGAAGCCCTGGAAGCCCGCCTGAAAGGCATGTCCGACAAGGCCGACGGCGAACTGTCCACCCTGGGCAAGGTGTCGGCCGACACCAAGGCCGCCCTGGAAAGCCTGGGCACGCAACAGCGCGAGCTGGCCGACCGCCTGATGGGTCTGGAGCAAAAGGGCGCCGCGCCCGCCGGCCAGGCCGACCAGGCCGAAACCTGGGGCAGCCAGTTCGTGAAGGCTGCCAGCTTCGGCGATTTCATCGGTGGCCGCGCCCAGCGCGTGCGCGCCGAGGTGAAGAACACCGTGACCAACACCGTGGGCAACACCTTCAGCGATCGCCGCCCCGGCATCGTCGCCGGCGCCTTCCGTGAGTTCACGCTGGAAATGCTGCTGAACACCCTGCCCACCAGCAGCAACGCCGTGGACTACGTGCGCGAGAACGTGTTTACCAACGCCGCGGCGGAAACGGCCGAAGGCGGCACCAAGCCCGAATCCAGCCTGACCACCACGCTGGTGACCGAGCCGGTGGCCACCGTCGCGCACTGGATCAAGATCAGCCGCCAGCTGGCCAGCGACAACGCAGCCCTGGCCGCCTACATCGATCTGCGCATGCGCTACGGCGTGAACCTGCGTGTGGAAAACCAGATCATCGCGGGCAACGGCACGGCGCCGAACATGAGCGGTTTCACCAAGGCGGGCAACTTCACGGCCCACGGCTACACCGCCGCGGCGCTGACCGGTGCCGGCCTGTCGGCCACCAACCGATTCGACCTGATCGGCAAGATCCTGGGCGACTGCCAAGTGGGCGACTACGCTGCCGACGCCATCCTGGTGAACCCGGCCGACTGGTGGACCATGCGCCTGGCCAAGGACAGCCAGGGCCGCTACCTGCTGGGCGACCCCGGCGTGAACGTGCCGCCCACGCTGTTTGGCGTGCCCGTGGTGGCCAGCAACGCCATGTCGGCCGACACCGTGCTGGTGGCCAGCCTGCGCCAGGCCGCCACGTTCTACAACCGTGAAGGCGTCGTGATCGACATGAGCGAGAGCGACAGCGACAACTTCACCAAGAACCTGGTGACCATCCGCGCCGAACGCCGCTGCATGCTGGCCGTGGAGCGCCCGGCCGCCGTTCGCTACGGCGACCTGACCCCGGCCTAAAGCCGGCCGCCGCCCTGGGCCGCAAGGCGGCACGGCGGCAACTGGGCACCAAAACAAATTTCGA